CTGTAAGGTTTGTTACCTTTTCGTTTAGTTCCGCTATCTCTTCAGCGGCAACTGAAAGTGGATCATCGCTATAAGCAGGTGTGAGAAATAGCCATCCAAACATTAAAATGAATGTTAATGACAATCTCCATGCTTTAGTCCTAGTCAACTATAACTCCTAAACAAACGATTTGTTTGTTTAGTTAATTATATCATTGAACTATTTAGGATTGTCTGTTTTATAAAAGCCAGAACCGTTGAACTTAATACCAAAAGTTCCAAACTGTTTTACCATTGCAGCACCACACTTATCGCAAAGCTCTACTGTTGACGCTTCGCTAATTGGTTTTGTTATCTCTTTAGCGTGTTCACATATAACACACTTGTACTCATACGCTGGCATTTCTCTCCTAAAATTTAAGGAGCAGTTTAGACACATGCTCAGGTGTATCCTGCGGGTAGCGGCCCGCATATAGTCTGCGACTCCGGTCTTTGGCTTTTCCTCTTCAGGAACGACACGCTCTAAATTAATAGTTAGCATACCGTTTTCAACCTTTGCACCAGTAACCTCAATATATTCTCCAAGAGCAAATTCTCTTGTGAATTTACGAGTTGCAATACCCTTATGCACGAATTTTGCATCTTCTGTAATATCCTTAAGCTCTCCCTTTACGGTAAGAGTCTGATCCTTTACAGTGATTTCAATGTCTTCTTTTGCAAAACCCGCCACAGCAACTTCGATTAAAAATGTATCTTCGTCGTCTGTTTTGATTACGTTATAAGGTGGGTATGTTGAGTGTGATGCGTGGCTGTGAACCTTTGTAAGTCTATCTAGTTCACGATTAAAGCCAATAAAAAATGGATCCTTAAAAAGATCCAATGTGTATGATGTTACCATTTTATTCCTCCTTTAAGCGAATAAGTTAATATACGGGCCTCCTATTGGACGACCCGTATATTATTATATCAAATATTTTATTTATTCGCCAGAGGAAACTTCAGCTATTTTAGACTTAGCAATAGCCAAAACTGGGCCAACTAATGGGGAATACCCAGTGGCCACGGCCTCTTTATTGCACTTGGTTACAGCAAAAGACAAGAATTCTTTTACTGCATCGTTTTTTGGTGTGCTTTCTTTAAATGCAACTATATAGCTGAATGCCGATAGATTATAAGATAAAGGATTTTTATTGTTATAGTTTGCCTTTATTAGTCCGTTAGCCAATGGCTCAAAATCACTAAGGAATTGAGATGCTGCTTTTGAAGTAGGAGCAGTAAATTTACCAGCACCATTTTCAATTAAGGCAAGTTTTAATCCACCCGCAAAAGAAGACTCTGCGTATGTTATTACGCCATTCATTTGACGGGCTATCATTACGACTCCATGAGATCCTGACCCTGCCTGTGAAGTAAAAGACAATGTTCCAGGATAAGCAGTCTTAAAGTCTTTATTGCCTGCTTTAGTCCAAATTGTTGGGGCTACTGAATTTAAATATTCTGTAAATATCTGACTTGTTCCAGATCCGTCTGCACGATAAGCAATTCGAATAGCTGTTGCTGGAATCTTTGGTTTGACTCCCTTAATTGTGTTATCTGAAATAATAGACTTATGATTCCATTTTGTAATCTTACCTGCAAAAATATTTGCCAATGTTTCTTTTTTAAGTTGTATAGGCTTTGAATATCCATCAAGTCTATATATGACTCCGATAGGGCCAGCAATAAAAGGAATGTAGACTATACCAGATGGCTTTAATTCTCCTGGATTATATGGGGTATCTGTTCCAGCAAAGTCGATGATCTTATTGTTTAATTGTGATCTACCAGCACCAGATCCTAATGAAGAATAGGTGATGGTGTTTCCAGTTGCCTTAGCATAACTAATTCTGCATGCCTCAAGGTAGTTCGCTATAAATGATGATCCCGATCCAACTACATCTTCTGATGCTGAAGCGGGATGTGAAGTAAAAATACTAGCAATCAATGCTAGCGTTATGACTATAGATTTATTTCTCATAGTATTAATAGTATATCTTTTAAAAATACATAATTACAAAGTTTAATGGAAACTCTGGGTTAAATGTAGGCTAACACTATACGACACTAAGAGATTAATCGTTTGGAATATCTGGCATGTCTAATTCGATCAAGCCTTTTTCTTTAGCTAGTTTATGTCCTTCTGGACTTAAATGTAATGTTGCCTCTAAGTTTTCATCGTATTCTACTTCTACTAAACCTGCTTCATACAATTCCATAAGTGATTTATCAACATATTCAATATGAGACTGCCAAAGTTCTGGCGCTATATCCTTTGCCGTTTCGCTTATAGAAAATATCATTTCGCCATTTTCATCCATGCCCTCAAGGGATACCGCTCCTATCTCTATGTAGTAAGCTAATTTTGAATCACTGTCATCATACTCATCTTCATTCATAATGTCTCCTTAGTACACCAGGTAGGACTTGAACCTACGATAGCCGAATTATGAGTTCGGGGCCTTGACCAACTTGGCTACTGGTGCCAAGTGTCTATTGTAACGTGCCATCTTCATTTTTGTCAATGGTTTCTTCTACTAACTGTTGTACATAATCAGAGAAATGCTTTCTTATACTTCCAGAAGGCCTGTTCCCTAAAGACTTCCACATTCTTTTATATTCTATAATATTAGCAAATGTGGTTGGACATACTGGCACTCCGTTATATTCTTTTAGAACTGTTGGCAGTGGCACATGTTTTCCACAACATTTACACTCTTTAGCTTTTTCTTGATATATACTCATACTATTTCCATTCCGTCTAATACATCTGATAGGTCCTTTGGCATCCTTGGTGGTCTTATCATGTTTGTTACAATTGTGTCTTTATCTTCTTCTCTATCAAATCTTAGTGAGCTATATGTATGAATGTCTATCTCATCATTGTTCTGTGGCCTACTTCTACTAATTGCATTAAATATAGATCCGCAAACAGCATCAGCTAAGTCTTTAGATCCTTTTCTAGGGTGATCAACCTTGTCTCGCATAATCTTTAACTGTAGTAATTCATCAATTAACAATTTGATTGCTGGTCCACTGAGCCTATCTTCTGCTACAACCATGGCCATATCGTCGTAATGCTTTTTAGCTACCGATAAAGTTTCTGTGTTAATTCCGTACTGCTTTAACTGCTGCATCATGTCGTGTGAGTTCCATCGGTCAAATGTACATACACGTATTTTAAATCCTTTTGTTCTTAATGAAAGAATGTAATCTTTAACCTCTGTAAAGTCCACAGACTTATCTGGAGTAGGGGTCCAATACCTCACAGCATCAACTTCAACAATTGGTGCTGGCTGTGAGTATGTATCTGTAACTTTTACATTAACCCATTTTTGAACATGCGCCATAGCAACTGCACAATGGTCATGCTTTTGCGCTAAGTCTACGTGCAAGAAATACTCTTTGTCTGGATCTGGAGCAAACCAGTCTTCAAATCTTCCAAAACCATCTACGGCTAGAGCCATATTACTAAATGCCTTTTCAATCTTTTCACGAGATTTAAAGAACGCATCTATTGCCTCTGATGGCATGCAGGCAAATCTTCCTAGTGCGTCTGGGGCATTCTTATAAAAAGCTACTTTAAAATCATCAATACTTCTAGTAGGATTAATTTCCCACGTTGGCCTTTTTAATGCATACATTCTAGGATATTTGTAAGATAAAATGTGATCTTCTTCCCACTCAATATCAAATTCGTTTCCATCTGTTCCGTCTGGCAAAGAATCGTCTAGCTTAAAATGGTGTGTTCTGATTACAACTTCTTTCTCTGCAACAACATCCTCATACCTTTGCTGTATGTAATCGTTCTTGTATCTTGGGAATGAGAGAAGAATAACCTTTCCATAATCTGGAAAACGTGAATCTACAGAGGCACGGTACATCTCATATATAGCGCTACCAGTTTTAGCTTGATCATGACCTGTTGTATTTTCAATAGCAAAACCTGAAATTTCGTCAAGGATGATTACGATAACGTTATAACCCTCCCAGGCCTCACGCTCTGAGTGACCTGAGTGTACAGTTATATTCTTATTAAACTTTATTTCAGAAGCTTTTTCGCTATATTTTCCAGTAAACCATGGTGACTTATCAATACGTGTTCTGAATCCTTTAAAGAATACATTGTTTGCTTGCTGAGCGTTAATAGCAATGTTAATGATATCAATTGAATCTCCAGGAGGCTTTCCATAATAGTGTGCTGGATCTTTAAGACACAATAGTAAATATACTATATATGCTACAGATATCGTTGAGCAGTAATCTTTACCAGAACCTTTTCCAAGTTGGGCGACGACCTCGTTGGCCGTCTGCTTAAACATTCTTTTACCTTCATCTTCGCCAAATAATTTTATAAGAGTGGATTCTTTATAGACTTGCGAACTCTTTTCAATAAGAATGTACTGGTATTCAGATAGTGGTGGTAGCCCAAGATACTCTGGACTAGTTACAAATGTTCTTAAATCGACGGGCTTCTCTTCAAATTCTTCACCGTCAAGTATGTCAATAAGGTCATCAAAATTAAGATCCACTAGATTCCTCTTGATCAATTACAACTGGCTCAACTATTCCAGTTATTTGAGAGAGCCTCTTAGCAACTTCCATCTTGCACTTAGGGCATGTTGCAGTAACTTCCTTTAGAATCTTTACTAGGATATCTTGTTTGCGTTCAGTATCAGCAATTTGTGTAGCCAGCTCTGCATTATCTAATAGCCCAATCTCTTGAAGCATCCCAATTCTTTTGCCTTCAATATCAGCAATAAGCTTTAGTGCACCTGATTTAACACTTAATTGTCCCGCCTGATCTGCATCTTCAACAGTTTTCCAAGCCTCTTTGATTAACATGGCGTAGTGTTGGTCTGCGCCTGAGATAGCCTCTTTAGCCCTGTCACGGGCCGCTGTATCGTTGTGCACGACACTCTTCCACTCATCTATCAACTCAACCACTTCGGCTCTCTTAAAGCCTGTTAGGGTAGAAATTTGCGTAGGGTTATTACCTTTAAGTAGTTCTGAGACTACTACGTTCATACGATCAAAGTGATCAGCTAATTCAATTTCAGACATATATTAGAGTATACTCTTAGTCGACTAAAAAATCAACTGGATTTGGCTATCTTATA